GTGCAGCGTTTCCTTATGGAGATCATGATGATTTAGTTGACAGTACAACACAGGCTCTGTTAAGATACAGACAAGGCGGATTTATAGATCACCCAGAAGATTACAAAGAAGAAGATCAACCCAAAAAGAAAAAGAAATTTTATTGGTAATGACGTTTGTATTTAAGCACCCTAGTAAGTATGTAAAAAATCCTACTCTTGTTAAAAACATGAAACATGTAAAACGAGATCAAATACCGCCATTAAGTGGCCCCAACCCACAAGGCTTGATTAATGAATCAAAAGCATATAAACAAGATAAATTGGAGAAAATAAATGGCAGAAATAGACAAAGCTTTAACCGAAATACGAAAAAAGGTTGAGATAGCAGGGCCCGAGGAACAAGTCGAGGTTCAAGAAGAAATTAACGAATCATTACCTAATGCTGGTGAAACAGAAATTACTCCCACTGAAGATGGCGGCGTAGAAATTAATTTTGAACCTGGAGCATTTAACCAAGCACAAAGTGAAAATCACTTTGACAATTTAGCTGAGTTACTACCAGAGGATGTGTTAGGTCCTTTAGGTTCAGAATTAAATCAAAACTACATGGACTACAAAGAGTCTCGTAAAGAATGGGAACACACTTACATTACAGGTTTAGATCTGTTAGGATTTAAATATGAAGATCGAACAGAACCATTTTCAGGTGCAGCTGGGGCAACTCATCCGGTACTTGCAGAAGCAGTTACGCAATTTCAAGCGTTGGCATATAAAGAATTATTACCGGCTGATGGACCTGTAAGAACTCAAATTATGGGAGCTCCGACTCCAGAAAAAGAAATGCAATCAACTAGAGTTAAAGATTTTATGAACTATCAGTTGATGGATCAAATGAAAGAATACGAACCAGAGTTTGATCAATTATTATTTTATTTACCATTAGCAGGATCTGCATTTAAAAAAGTTTACTATGATGATTTATTAGGTAGAGCAGTTTCTAAGTTTGTACCTGCAGAAGATTTAGTGGTACCTTATACTGCAACATCTCTTGAAGATGCAACAGCTGTCGTTCATCGTATTAAGATGAAAGGCAATGATTTAAGAAAACAAATGGTTGGAGGTTTTTATAGAGACGTAGACATCGGACAACCAGGTGATATTGAATCTGATCTTGAAAGAAAAGAACGAGAATTAGAAGGAATTACAAAAACAAAAGATGAAGACGTTTATAATATTTTAGAGTTTCATATTGATTTAGATCTAGAAGGTTTTGAAGATAGAGACTCTGCAAACGAACCAACAGGAATTAAACTTCCTTACATTGTAACAATCGAAGAAGCATCACGTGAAGTTTTATCTATCAGAAGAAATTATGAATTAGATGATCCAAAGAAAAAGAAAATTTCTTATTTTGTACACTTTAAATTTTTACCCGGTTTAGGTTTTTATGGGTTTGGATTAATTCATATGATCGGTGGTCTATCAAGAACTGCAACCGCAGCTCTAAGATCACTATTAGATGCTGGTACTCTCTCCAATTTACCAGCAGGATTTAAGATGCGTGGCATCAGAATACGTGATGATGCCCAGTCTATAACTCCAGGCGAGTTTAGAGATGTGGATGCTCCGGGTGGTAATATTAAAGATGCGTTTATGGCTCTTCCATTTAAGGAACCATCACAGACTCTCTTACAACTTATGGGTGTCGTTGTATCAGCTGGACAGCGTTTCGCGTCTATTGCTGACCTTCAAGTAGGTGATGGGAATCAACAAGCAGCAGTGGGAACGACAGTGGCTTTGTTGGAGAAAGGGAGCAGAACAATGTCTGCGATTCACAAAAGAATTTATGTGAGTCTTAAGAATGAGTTTAAGATGTTGGCTAGAGTATTTAAATTATATCTACCAGAACAATATCCATATGACGTTGTTGGTGGTCAAAGAATGGTTAAGAAGCAAGACTTCGATGATAGAATAGATATCTTACCAGTAGCTGATCCAAATATATTTTCTCAAACTCAAAGAATATCAATTGCTCAAGCAGAATTACAATTAGCACAATCTAACCCTGCTATGCATAATTTATACAATGCATATCGTGCAATGTACGAAGCATTAGGTGTAAAAAATATTGATATGATTTTAAAACCTGTGCCAAGACCACAACCAATGGACCCTAGTATTGAAGCTATCCAAGCTTTGGCTGGTAAACCGTTCCAAGCGTTTAAAGGACAAGACCATAGAGCTCACATTACAGCTCATTTAAATTTTATGACATCATCAATGGCTAGAAATAATCCAATGGTAACTGCTTCAATGCAAAAAAACATTTTTGAACACATAAGTTTGATGGCATTAGAGCAAGTTGAAGTAGAATTTAAAGATCAAATTATTCAAATGCAACAAATGCAGCAACAAATGAAGATGAATCCTGCAATGGCACAAGATCCGCAGATTCAACAACAGATGATGGCGTTGACTATGCAGATTGAAGCTAGAAAATCGGTTTTAATTGCAGAAATGTTTGAAGATTTTGCTAAAGAAGAGAAACAATTGATGGGTGAGTACGGAAATGACCCAATTGCTAAGTTAAAAGCAAGAGAATTAGACATCAGAGCAAAAGATGACTTCGTTAAAGCTGAACAAGCTCAAGAAAAAATCAATCTTGACCGTATGAAAGCGTTTATGAATCAAGAAAACAAAGATGAGAAGCTACAACAGAACGAAGAACTCGCAGAATTGAGAGCAGCTACATCTATTGCTAAACAAGAAATGGCTAACCAAAGTAAAATACACGATTTTGGTAGAAATTTTAAGAAAAAGTAAATATAATAACCTGAAGGAGAAAATATGGCTTTAAAAGATAAAATGTCAGTAGGCAGAAAAGGAGAAGTTGTAATGTCAAATGCAACTGGTGGGCAAGAAATTCCTACACCGGAAGTAAACACAACAACTGACCCTAGATCTAAGATCCTAACTAACCAAGAAGCACCTTTCAATAAAATTGGAGTTGGTGAACAAGTTGAAGTTAGAGGAACTAGAAGAATGCTGAAGTCTAAAAGTAAAAAAGCAACTTGGTATTAGTATGTGGTTGTCAGCTATTAAATTAGCCGTCTCTGCTGGTAGTAAAATTTATGCTAACAAGCAGAAAACAAAGATGGCAATGTCTGATGCACAGCTTATGCACGCCGAACGTATGGCTCGGGGTGATGAAGCTTACCAAGGAAAACTTCTAGAAGCTCGTCAATCAGATTGGAAGGACGAGGCAGTTTTGATAATATTAAGTTTGCCCGTGTTGGTGCTGGCCTGGGCGGTCATATCAGATGACCCAACTGCGATGGACAAAGTAAAATTGTTCTTCGACATGTTCTCACAGCTCCCGTCATGGTTCACCAATTTGTGGATCCTTGTCGTGGCGTCAATATATGG